GTATTATTAAGAAGGTAGATTTTTTTTAATAATATGATCACATTATGTTTTTTAGTTTTTAAAATATTTACGCCTTAGAAGTAACCTCCTCCTCACCATCATCCTTCGCCTCGGTAATCTCACCCTCTTCGGGTTCTTCGGCGATGCTAAGCTCAGCCTCGCGTTTCTTTCTGCGCTCTTCGATTTCGGCCTTAACAATTTCATCAGCCTTCTTCACGAGTTCTTCCATGGGAGCATCGGGGGTCTCACTCTTGAGACGCTCGATGACCTCCGCGGGGTGGCTGATAGGAGGCTCATCCGGTTTCGTGTAGAAGCGAGAGTTTTCGTCACCGGGTTTGTTGTACGTAGCAGCCTCAACCATATCACGCTTACGCTCATTAAACATCTTAGCAGCCTGGGCCTGGTTCTCCCTGTATCCGGTCATCAGCTCCTCTAACTTCTCGTTCGTGTAATGTGCATCCTCGATCTTAACAGGATCCGGGGGGATCAGTAGCCACTTATACATGTCCACCACGTAAATGTCAAACGTGGCATCTTCCTTTTGAAGACGCTTCGCATGCGAGGCCGCCTCATCACGGGTATTGAAAGCGCCTCGAATTTTGATTCCAAACTTATCATTCTTTTGCGGGCACTCCGGTCCGACAATGCTAAGGCATGCGAAAATCTGACCAGGGACGGTCGTATAATCTTGTTCGAGAGACATTATATGATTTTATATTGCACAAAAACTTTAAGCCATTAAACTTAAGTCGGGTAGATATTTAAAGTTTTTATGCAATCATAAAGTATGGAGGAGTTGCGTCGATTACACAACAACGAGAAGCGGACGCTCATCGAGAGTGTCTGTAAACCGGGGATCAGTGTACTCGATGTCGGGTGCGGGTTCGGTGGAGATCTTCAGAAATGGTCCAAGATGAAAGTTAATATTAACATGTGTGAACCCAGTGCAGAAGCTTTGGAAGAGGCTAAGCGACGGGCTAAGAATATGAAGATGAGAGTCAACTTTTACCATGGAGACATCCGAGCATGTCCAAATCGCAAGTATGACGTGGTGTGCTACAACTTCGCGTTACACTATATTTTTGAAACACGCGATTTGTTTATGTCAACTCTTCGAGAAATCAAACGTCGGGTAAAACCCGGGGGTAAATTCATTGGAATCATACCAGATTCAGAAAAAATCATTTTTAAGACTCCATATAAGGATGATATGGGTAATTTCTTTCGCATGAAAGGAACGAGTAATGGCGATTTTGGTGAAAAGTTATTTGTACACCTGTGCGACACCCCGTATTATGCAGATGGTCCCAAAGCGGAACCCGTGGCGCATAAGGATATGCTCATAACATACCTGGAGAATATGGGTATAATGATGACAAAGTGGGAGGGTTTAAAAGGAAACCCAATATCAGAGTTGTACAGTAAATTTATATTTACGTATAGTAGAGATGATCATAGCAGCATTGATCGCCATTAATATATTATTATGGTATACAAATCGTAAAGAACCCGTATTAGAAGAGGTGAGGGAGCGATATCGCACTCTCAGGGAACACCTGAAGAAAACCGATGAGTCGAAGTTTCGCGTGTTACATGATGAGATTCCAATTGTCGCATACAAAGGATCTCTCATGAGAGGTGTCGGGTACAATACAAATAAGGGTCAGGAGATAGGTTTATGTATCGATGGCGAAGTAAACCATGTGTTCCACGTCTTGTTACATGAACTTGCACACTGTACCGTAGATGAATATTCGCATAGTGACAATTTTTGGGACAACTATGAAGAGCTTCGTAACGAGGCGATAACTATAGGAGTGTACGACAACATAGGAACACTGACCCCATTTTGTGGTAAGCAGATCGTTGATAAATAATCTACGTTAATATAAATGTCTGACACAGGTTTACGACAACCCGATTTCTTCCCAGGAATAGACCCCACCAGGTGGAGTCAAACGATAGGCGGATCACTGCTGTTATGGATGTTAGTTATGGTTGGTATGTTTCTCACGCGCGCCGAATGGATGCCGTATGAGGCTAATATCGCCCTCGTGACCACGATTCTTCCGTTTCTGGTATACGTCTTAGCGAATAAGACGATTATAGTAAGTGGAAAGACGAGTCACGTGTTTTTAGCCCTTCTTTTCTCGGGTGGAATCGTGTACGGTTTGACACAAGTGATAGGAGAACTTAAGGATATATTCAAGAATTATGGGAAAAAGGATGCTAAGAAAGCATGGCCTGCACTTCTTACGATATGCTTATCATGGATTCTTATGATCGGACTTATTTCGCGATTAGGACTGATTGATTTCAGTCTTCCGTACGAGACGATTTAAAAATATTTACGAGTGATGTAGAACACGACACCGGCAACCGCGCCAGTAGACGCTAAGCCTACGAGACTACGATTACCCTGAGCATTTAAAAACCTGGGAACCGTATTCGCGAGCTTTTCTTGAATGGGTTTGCTTACAGCAACAGCAGTGGCGAAGACAACAATGAGAGTCTGTAATTGATCGTCGGTGAGATCGAAAGGATTCTTCTTCTTAGGGTCCTCAGTCTTTTGGGCGGCAGCCTGAACCTGGGGCATCATGGCGTTCGCTTGTGCCACTTGAACCGCACGAGGGTCGACCGCCATGAGAGGGGGTTCGAGAGAGGTGCCTTCTTGGGGACCACCTAAAACATCGCTGATAGGAGTAGAGTCCATGTCGTCTTTATAATCGTGTATATTTTTTTCTTCCTTAATTCCTGGCGCATACGCGTTGGATTGAGCTTCCGGTACGAATGCGTTAGAACGATTATCCATGTCTATAGGAACCATGCCATCAGAACTCTCTGATAAATTCATCGTATAAATATCGGTCGACATGTATAACTATATTGGAGTTTTTAAGAATCGCTTTTTTTATGCACGTACTGGTGTATAAAAAAAGCGATATCCAGTACGGGGCTCGAACCCGTGACATCGGCGTTGCTTCTATGACAGTGAAGTCATTTTATATACATTGTTGTATAAGCACCGCGCTCTAACCAACTGAGCTAACTGGATTCTATATTAGTTTGTCGCCATACCTTTAAGTGTATAAAGATATGGTGAGTAGTTTATCAAATGATAAACGTTGATACACAAAACCAAGAATATTACGAAGACTTTATTGATCAACATCTTAGAACTATGGAATCACAACCTAATCCGAATACATTCCGTGAGGACATAAACAAAATGGTCGCTGACATTTGGGCTGCGTTGGGATCTGGGCATAGTGAACGCGTGTATCACAATGCCCTAGAAGTGAGTCTTCGGGAAATGAACATTCCGTATGAATCCGAGCGACATGTACCCATTTACTACAAACATCACGTGGTGGGTATGGCGCGTGCTGATATTATTGTGCGAAGAAGTACCATTCTCGAACTCAAAACAGTCAAAAGTCTCAACGATGTCATGATCGCACAAGCTAAAAAGTATTTGACACAACTTAACCTAACATCCGCGTATTTGATTAACTTTCCACCGGGTGAAGGTGTGCAGCCACAAATAGCAGAAGTTACACTGTCGGAATAAATTCCCACTGAAGATCCCGACAGATTGCTTTCCAAATGACGTCTTGTTGGTGAAGCTTTTCTTTAGATTTCAGAAGAGGGAAATATTGGAGGTAAGAATCTTCGGATAGCAACTCACAAAATTTAAAAAGCACATACGAATAACTCAAAAAGTTCTTTCGATCGGATGGACAATTGTCGTCAAACGGTTTCTGAATATCTCGAAACATCATTCGTAATTGTTCTTCGAGTTGCTGGGGCATTTTAGGTGGCGAGATTCCACTCAATATATTAGTAATAAACGGTACGTGCTCATAGAACTTGTTGAGTTTGAGCTTCTTGAGTAATGAGCGAACCCTTGCGTGTGTAATCTCAGTTACGGATTTAATCTTGATCTTCTTAAATTCATTCCTTAACTGATCAATAACTTCTGGTGGAATTGTCGTCATTTCTTGTGCCTGGAATTGAGAGAGCCATTCGTTAAAGTGGTTGTCTCGTTTGTACGAATAATTAATGACCTTGGCCGATGTCTCTTGCTCTTCCTTATATGTGAGTTCCTCGCTTATCAACACATCTAATACTACACCACACGAATCACATACCACTTCACTTGTATCGCTAAAATGAAACACGTTACTATCCGGGCATCGTGGACATCTATCTATGAGTTTACGTTCTATGGGCCGATCTATATTCTTCCGTTCAACATTTACCAGGTATTCGACGTAAATATCCTTCTTTTGTTTACCCGCAGTTTCCTTGCAGTTAAATATATTATCGGTGGTTACTTCTCCACCTGTATCGTCTACATATTGTCGCACGTATGGTATACATCGAGCGATATAATCCGATAATTCTTGCTCATATTCACGTTTATTGACCGGATCACTTTTTATTTTATTTGTTAATTCTTCAACACGATTGTTATACCTGCTTAAAAAATTACCCTCCATTAACGTTAATGAAAGTACTACACAAGTTTTTAATTAACGTAATCTACGGGATAAAAAAGGTGATGCATTTTATTTTCGCTAAACGTGACTACACGATCGATGATATCTACATCGAATACTTTGTCGATCACTCGAAAGATTTTTCGGCCGAAACAATCGAGCACCCCCTTTGGGTGCGTCAAAGTTACGAAATTGAACCCACTACAGATTCGTATGTGATTGACGAAAAGGATCTCGAACGTGCTGGTCTTTCTATTGGCGATCCTATTCCCACACCACCGGAAGCGGTGACAAAGATTCTAATCCGAATCAGCTATTGGCATGGTAATCGTATGTATAAGTTTTTGACCTATAACAACGAATACACATGGCCTCCTAAAAAAGCGAATACTATGTCGTTCCATATTCCCTTAACAAGCGCACAATTACTGGATTGTGATGACAAACCAGTAAAGGACGTTCTTGAAAAAATTCGACGATATGCAGGTCCAAACTCGGATTTTTATGGTGAAAAGGTGATGGTTAAGGATATGTTATTTTATAACGAAGATAGACTGAAAAATGAACTCCCTCGTATCAAACTGAAAAACTGTTTTGGAATGATGAAAACAGTTGATACGCTGACCGGTCTTATGACTGATCTTCGTTTACCTTAGTCGCGAGGTAAAACTTCAAGTCACCCAAATTTGCTACATTGTATCGCAGAATCAAAAAGCGATTTTGTTCTTCTTGCATGATTTGCACGGTTGAACACATAGACGTTGCCTTTGTAAATATGTTCATGTATTTAAGTGAGTACGTACCAGACATCATAGGACATTCCTCTACACACTGAATCTCTGTCTCCTGATTAGCAAAATCCCCCTTGCATACGAGTCGTAAAGTGTTTCCACCCCTGTGGATTTCTAATTCTTCTCCTATGTTAGACATATCCCTACAAATTCTCTGGAAGTCAATAGATGGTATAGGTGTGTTCACCATCATATGCATTTCCGGAACTTCGATTTGATTTTCGTTAATATCAAGAAGCTTCAATTCAAACTTCGTGGAAGTCTTTTTTTGTTCACTATGAATCTCGATGTTCATATGTTCTTTTGACTGAACGGATATTATCAAAATATCATTTACGGTAATCGTTTTAAGAAGCTTGTGCATGTTTGTCATGTTGACTCCACAATCGATTTCTTCCGGGCATTCGTACTCTTCAAAATTCTCGGCTGGGAGATGCATGTCTATGAGTGAAGTTCGAGCCGTATCGAGGGTGACGATGTACATACCATCGGGCTTAAAATAGATGTTCACATCGTTCAAAATATCCTTTAAAACTTCGAATGTAGATTTTATAGCTGCAGCTTGAACAGTCACAAGTTTCATACTATTTTGACCACAACTTAATTCTTTATATCCGTATAAGCGACGTCTTCAACCTTACGATTAATCTTTGCTTCAAGTTCTGCTGTCATAGGTGGCTGTAACGACCTCCCGTAGTTGTCTATCGTAAACATTTCATCCGTTCCTTCACCGTCGAGAGTTGTCGTATTCGGACCACTCCCGAACCCACACGTCTCGAGTTCCCGTACTGGTAAAAGCGACTCTAACCAATTGTGAATCTCCTTACCGACTAAAATTTTTCCGTGTTTGGTCAACATCGTAGGAACCCTCGTAATTTTTGACCTGTACTGTGGAGGAATGCCCAGTTCCGATACATTATGGTATTGTACTATCTGTCTCAGCTGGTTATGGCTGTTTATGAAGGTAATCACATCCATACTGTGTTTACACCTTGGGCTGAACACTAAAAGTGACATCTAAATTATCATCTTAAAAAAATTTGGAAAATTACACACGATTTTTTTAAGGGTCTATATTAAATGATAAACATCTTGTTATTCATACTGGTCATTTTACTACTGATGTCCAGGGAAGAAAGATATTCAGTTGCTTCGAAAGGAAGTGGTATGATCGCATTAAACGATCCGCTGCCAAACATGACAGAATACGTACAAACGAAAGCCGTTGTCAACCATGATATAATGGAGTCACTCGTACTCACGACGAGTAAGTATATAAAGGAAAAAACTGGAATTAACAATTATATCATAGAGACGAGTGGATTAAAGCAATTCGCACACAAACATAAGAATCATGGCATGTATAGATGCATGTTTATGGTGCTGAAACGTGGTGGATTCCCTTATGGTTTTATGGTGTCCGTTGATATTCTCGTCACGAATGCTAATTCTATAGGCAAAGCGGGTAAACCCAACGTTAGGGTCATAAGTGCTAGATCTCAGCCGATGAACATTAAACCACCTGCTGACAGAACCCCATTTGAGAGTACTGTCCAAGGGCATGAGTACATACAATTTGACGAGATTAGTAAAAGTGAGGAAGAACTGCTAAATTTAAGTCCGAGTAATATTAATGATAAGCGTAGAAGAGATCTCGCGAATAACCAATAACCGGAATCGTATGAAGAAGGAAACGTACGTAGAGTTATATAAACAAATTTCTCGTAAAATACGAAGAGCTGTTGAGGGTCAAAAGAAACGAGTAGTATTCGAAGTGCCTGCATTTCTAGTGGGATATCCCGTGTACGATCGTCTAAAGGCGACGTCTTATCTCAAACGGCAGCTTGAACTCGGTGGTTTCATAGTACACATAACGGGTAATTTCGGTCTTTCCATCACATGGAAAGTCAAAAAAGACAAGGTGGGATCTGGACCCATGGATCATATAGAAGATTTCCCTACCCTAGTGAATCTTAAGAAAGTCGCAAACAGGTACAGGAGAGATGCGCAGTAATGCTAATAAAAAAAGACCAGTCTATCATAAATGGATAATTTGAACATTTTAGTCGAGGCTAAGCGCGAGTATATGGAACAACTGTGCATTCTCATTTGCCCAGTCATGATCGAAGTTTTTGAAGACATGTATTCAGAGGCTCAAAAATTGTCCAAGGGTCGTAAGGTTTTGATGATGTTCCAAAATCTATTGAAAGACGTTCCCGAGTGGAATGAGACTATGGCTCGTCAGCACACGGAAAATATCGCCGCGCGTTGTGCGTGGTTTAGGGATTTAGTCGCCGCGGTGTTTGTTAGTTCTGTAAAGATTCTTTCTGCCGTTCGATTGAGCTCCGATTCTAAAAAGATGTCTGTCAAACTTCCTACTAACGAGATTTTCATTCATACGTGTTACAAGAATGCGGCCAAGGACCTCTACCGGGATCCTTATATTTTCACTGATAATCAGTCAGAGCACGCGCGTAACGATAAGCTATATGAGCGATTCACTACGTGTGTAGAGACGACTGTGAAAGAGTTGATCCCTGTTCAGCAGATTTTACAGACGTACATGGCTTCCAACGGCGAAGATATGCTCGATCCCCAAGATGCGGATATGGTCGAAGACAACATCCAGGAATATGATGAAGAGAACCCGGGTGAAATGGGTGGTGGTTTCGGTGCACCCGAAGGAGTCGAGGGGATGGAAGGAGAAGGAGAGGGAATGGAAGGAGAAGGAATGGAGCATCCCATGGGGGAGGTTGAAGATGGAATGGAAGAACCCGGTGGTGAGTACCAGGAACCCATGGAAGAGTACCAGGCGCCTCAGCAGGAAGCCCCTAATCCATTTGAAAATGAATTCAGGACTGTGAGCACTCGTCCTCAACAGCCTCAGCGTTCAGATGGTGACCTATTCGCCGACGCTGCAGATGCCAGGAGTAAAAAACTCCGCTATTAAATATGGACGAATACTTCCGTGATCCGGGTTCTGCGGCCATAATCGCAGCCGGTCTTACCGCTTTATACATTCATGGCAAAGCTCGACTTAATGATGAGGGTACTCTCTCTACGAGCGCTTATGCCAAACCAGCTGCATTAGTAGCCATTTTAGTCTATTTTATCATATCTAATGGTTTAGGTAAGCGTGAAACCATTTCTACCGACCCTTTTTGAGTAACTTAAAGATTAATCGCAACATATGTTATATATGACTTCCGTTACAGCGTTTAACGACATGATGGGCCAGTTTCTCACGGAGCTGCACAAAACCTTCCCAGAAGAGAAGGGTCTCAAAAAGTACATCGCTGCTTTTGAACTTATGAGATCCGCTAACGGCAAGATCATTGTCGATGGTTTTATGGAGAACGTCACCCCTCATGTGGATAAGATCAACTCTAAGGACGAATCTTTCTTTCTCGAACACGCAGAGAATATTGAATTTCTCAAGGACATTAACCTGAAGGGCTGTTGGCCTAAGGCGTCTCCGGGTACTAAGGATGCAATTTGGCAGTATCTCCAGACGCTATACATGCTCGGTACAACCATTACCGCTATCCCAGCCGATACACTTAGTATGATCGAGACGGTTGCCAAGCAGTGTGCGGATAAGCTCTCTAACGAGGATGGCGAACTCGAGATTGATGAGACTAAGCTTATGCAGTCCATGCAGGGGCTTCTCAGTGGTATGTTGAAAAAATAAACTAAGCATATTATAAATGGTCTCATTGTTTGTAGATCCAAAACAAGTTGTCAGGTCCGATAAGGTTACCGAATTTTGGCCCACCAATCAACAGACGACAGCCGAACGGGTGAATGCTACAGCGCGATTTATTATTTACGCGACATGCATTCTGTATCTCATCAGACGAGACATCCGTATTTTCATATTAGGGGCTACGGTCCTCTCAGTTCTTTATGTAATGGAAAAGTCTAAAATGATCAAGGGAAAGAAGGAGAAGAAGGAGGCGTACGTTCCGGAGTGTCAGCTTCCCACGGTTGACAACCCTATGGCGAACGTGTTGATGAGCGATTACGATGGTCGCCCAGATCGCCCCTCGGCTTGTAGGTACGAGACGGTCCGTGATGAAGTGAATGATATGTTATCAGGGCGCATTCCTTACGGCCCTCAAAAGTCTCGTTCTCCGATGCCCGACGCTCAGCGGAATGCCTTTTCTAGGCAATTCGTTTCGGGTCCCGTGACGAGCATTCCAGGTGATCAGACCGCTTTTGCCGAATGGTTATACGGTGAGAAGGGTGCCCCGATTTGTAAGTCGGATCCGACTCTATGCAGCCCTAACGCACGGGGAGTGCAACTGGAGGCATTTGGTGGATTAGCGTCGAATGACGATAAGAGAGGTGGTATGTTTGGTGGAGGTAACGGCCCAGCAGCTTAGATAGATAATATTCTCATGTAATAGTAAATGGCGTATCAGCTTCAACCAGGACTGAAAATTGTCGAAAACCCCGCTCGCCCATCCGCGTGTGCCACGGATGAGGTATTTGTGTACCCCCAGCCCAGTACCCTTAACTACGGTTCTAGCCGACCTAATACCATGTTATACGGCACCGCTCCTTACATGGCAGGTAAAGGTGCCCCCGCCGAGTTTATCGAGACGAGTGACCTTCTCCGCCCCCAATCCACATCTAGATTTAACAAGATTGTCACTCAGACGTATGAACAGAATCTGTTCCCTCTCCAAGATATGAAGTGCAAGCTTCCCCTTAAGACGATGCAATACGTGCCCGCCAGTACCACAGCCGAGACTCAGAATATGCAGTTCATGAAGCGATACCCTGGTCAATAAAAATCTCTCCTAAAATTAAGAATGGCTGATCCACTTTCGTTAGTAGCTATCGCTGGATTGGCTTATGCAGGAAAAGTTTTAAGTGAAAAAAAGAAGAATGAGGAGTACAACCTTTCTATTCAACAGGCACCTGTTCCGGTTATTCAGGAAGAAGTGCCTAATGTCATATCTCCCAAACCTGTCAGTTTATCGAATTTACCCGACCCCAAGGTTGAGATAAATAACTTTTCGGATATTGCGCCACAGGGGCGTTCGAGTGGTAATGAAGTGTTAGAGATGCGAGATCGTATGTTTGACGGTGGTCGTATGAATAACCTTTCTCCCATCGAAAAACAATACGTCGGCCCCGGTATCGCTGTCGGACCCGACGTCCCGGCAGCGGGTGGTTTCCACCAAATAGTGCGTGTGAACCCTGAGAACGTGGGTGCGTACAGACTTACCACTTTACCCGGTAGGAGTGGTCCCGCTTATGATATCTTCGGTGGTCGTCGTGGTAAGATGGGTGAGTTGGCGAATAATCGCCCTGAAAAGACTGCCTATCTTCCCGAGCGTCGCCCGGTTGCAGGCGCCAAGTCACAGGGTTTCGGTGGTCATGTTCCTAGGGGTGAACACGTAAACGGTAAGCGTGTCACTAACCGGTCCATGACTGGTTCTCGTAATGATGGTCTCGGGTTTAATGGTGCTAAGCGTACCGTGTCGGCTCTTCAACATGTGGCTGATCCTACACGCAACAAGAAGGATGGTAATACCGAGCAATACATCTACAACAACCAGGTTGCTCCGGGTATAAGTACGTTCGCACATGGTCACGTCGTGGCCCCTGCTTCTCAGCTCAGGGAATCTCAAGCTATGTCTCCCCAGCGCCCGTACACTTCCGAGGAGTTGTTCGCGTATGGTTTCCGTCCCGATGACCGTCGTGGTAAGGCAAACAGACCCGGCAACGCTGGTCGTATGAACGTTCGTGCAGGACCTCTCAACCAAGGTGGTATGCCTACAACCATGCGGTTCGATACTACACGTATTGATGGTCGCACGGGTCCCATGAACGGTGGGTGGACGCAGCAATACGACAACAACAAGTATTACAACTTCAACCATTATAAGGGCAACACTAATCCGTATGCCACGGATTACAGTCTCGGTGTGGCCAAGCAGCAGCTTCAGAACAACCCCATCGCCCAACAGATCATGTAAACACTTTCATATTTGCAAAAACACACTGATTAAAATATATCCCCTTATTTTAATGAGCGTACACACGTTAGACATAGATAGTGGAGAACGCGATCCGATAGCGTATCCCAATCCAGGAGATTACGTCGTCGAATTGAAGAATCCAATTTATAACGTCTCTAAGATATCGCTGGTTTCGGCTCGTATTCATGCGAGTCAATTTTTAATTAATGATCGTAATAAAACGTTTGATTTTGTTGTTCATGATACACCAGAAATTGTTGTAACGGTAACACTCACACCCGGAAATTACAGCGGTAATTCTCTAGCGACAGAACTGCAAACTAAAGTCAATGCTGCGTTAGGTGGTGCCTATGTAAGTTCTCCTATAGAATTTTCATATGATAAGGATAAGAACGAACTCATCATAACATCTCTATCATCGGCTGCACCCGCTGGGAGTGAATTTTCGTTCAAGTTTTATGATGGTACAAATGGATATCATTCTTCGGTGGCTACGGAAGGGTATACAACTCCACACGATATACTTGGTTTACCCGCGAGTAACATAAGATCAAACACGACAGTTCCTCCAGAGGCGCAGGGACTTTTAATAACGGGAAGTATAAATCTTCAGGGCCCGGATGCACTCATACTAAAGATAAGCAGTGGTGCAGAAGAATTAAACAAAACGGTATACTCCGACACACCATTTTACACTGGTCGAATCCTGATGTGCGGCGACGTCATCAACTATTCTGGTATAGATGACACCGTAGAGCATAATTTCGATTCGGGTTCACAAAATATATCGAAATTACGTATTCAATTCTTTTATAGTAGTAATAACCGCCTGATTCCGTATGATTTTAGAAACGCGAATCACGTGTTAAAACTATCAATCGTCGGTACAACTGATAAGTTGTCGAGGGTTCCTATGGTAAAGAAGGATACAGATGAAGAACGTACTGAAGGGTATCGTCTTCCGCCAAATATTCAAGGCAAGGTTGATGACCTGAATAAATGGAATGCGTTTATCTATATATTTTTAATCGTACTTACCGGTTGTTTCTTCATGGTTTTTACTAAACCGCGAAGACTTAGCGAGTAACCGCGTAGACGGGAGCACCGGGCTTCCTGACACGAGTGGAGACGCGGGAGATGATCATGTAGACGATCACGGAAAGAAGAGTGGTGAAGAGAGCGGTGAGGGCATAGTTCATGCCACCGTTCTTCTGAACCTTAACGACCTGGTGAATGGACCAGCGGACGACATCCATCCAAGAAAGAGCCGCGGCGAAAGAGAAGCCGGCGACGACGGAGTTGAGGGACTGGGCCTCGAGCTCACGGGAGATCGCGAGGACGGTATCGACAGCGATATCGGAAGACATTTATTGTATACTTAGATTTTATTCTGGTAGCAACTCTTCGACGACTAAAATTTTTTTGTATGCGTTTTTATCATATCCCCTAATATTACCCTTCCTGGGTGCATCCGTTTCTGATTCGGACTCCGAATCCGACCCAGATTCCGAGGACTCGTCGACCGCCTTAAAACTTTTGTAATTAGAAGTCGTCCATCCCTGGAGAGGTGATGTGTCCATTACTATCGATTGCATTTTTTATCATTTCTTCTGACGGATTGGTTGGTTTCCAACTCTCCCATGCGTCATACGCCTCGTTAATTTTCATATACAGCTCTTCCGTTCCTGAATACGGGGCGAAAGGTGGTTCTTCACTTTCGTCGACCGTCTCTATCTCTTCCTCATCTTCTGATTCCTCATCCTCGTAAATTTCAGGAAAATACGACCCGATTTGTTGACCTACTGTATGCATCGCGCAGTACTTTAAACAATATTCCATATCCTTTGCTAAAATCGTGTTTCGCCCACACGCTTTAGCGTATTGTCCTGATAAAACGACGGCGTGTTCCATCACCGGTTGCATTATGTTAATTGCTGATTCCACCATTTGGGAAGATAACTTTTCCGCTGCCTCCATTGATTCGGAGTATATTATTAGCGAGCGCATAAACTCTAAGCTCTCTTTTAAAAGTTGTTTCGCTATTGAGTTTTAGTTGAATGATCTGTTCTTTAATGGCGCTAAAATTTCTCTGTCCCGTTGGATGCCATTTCTCGGGTTCTAATGCAAAACTATACGAGTAGAATCTTCTGAACAATTGCGTCCTGGAATGATGAATACCACTCTGTACGGCTCTGAGGTGTACGACATTTCCAGTTACTTCGTCGAGTATGGTTTCGTTATCTAACACCATTCCTAAACTGACAAGGTGTTCGAAGTTTACATATTTACCACTGGATCCTGATGGGTATATTTGGTTGACAAAATCATAATCAAATGTGCTTATAAAACTATTCGTCGGTAAGGGAACGTTTTGTATCACGAAATACAACTCTTTCACGGGATTCATGATGTTCATTTTAAGCCTGTAGTCATCCGTGCCCTCGGAACTGGATACGGGGATTTCAAACGTATCCTGTTGTATTTGTGTGATGATATAGTCACGGTTACCCTTTTTAATTGCCTGTCGTTCCGGTTCGTTAAGTTGAACCATCTCTGTATGCAAAGACATAGACTCAATACCAAATCGAGACGTGTCACCAATTCCCGCTGTGTTTATATTTATCTGACCCCCCATTTCCGGATGGGAGTTACAATAATAATATAAGGTACTCGGTGTATCACTATTTACTGTAAACGTTAATATAACCGACCCGTTCCCGAAATCAGTTGTTGTTGATTGATTATCCAAATATTCTGTATATGGAACCGGGGATGCATGAACACCATCCGCACCCTGTGAAAACTTAAACGGGTGATTGTAGTTTTGCACCAACCCGTATTCAAACGTATACGTATTACCGTACTGTAACTCGAGGGTCGGTTGTTGTTCTCCGTTTATGAAATATTTGTTGACACCTGGAGTGACTTCCACAACAGTCACGTTAAAGTGGGTATTATTAGGCGAAGATTGTGTGATCAAATTGGGTAAATTGTGAATACACTTGCCAATATCGCTGAGCTGGATTTCTATTTCACATTCCTGTTTCGTTAAGGCACAAAGCGGAATCGCGAGCTCTGGATTGTTGTGAAAATAGAATGGTATATCCACTACGTAACTCGTTGATGTAGCCGCGAGTGGTAAGTATTCGTCGATAGACGCGTGACGTACCGGGAGTCCAGATGATTCATCGGGACATTTACCGATCAGTTTAGCTAAGTTATTCTGCTTCGTCTGTGTGATGTAATGTTCACTGTAAATCTGTAACCAATCTCTAGGAATTCTCTGTATGAGCTGTCCACCTATAGTGAGATCTACGTGTTGAAAAATCGCATGTCCGATGGATTCTACGTATCGGAAGTTCACACCGTTATTTTCTAAAGGTGGTAACGTAAAATATACCCGTATCGTTTTTATAAGATCACCGGCGTTCGCTGGTATCGTACATTTAACAACACCTCCATATTCTAGTCGACCATGTAGGTCATGAGTTAAGTCATACGTCGAAAAGTTCGTATGTCTTTTGAATTGTTTTATGAAATGCGTGTATTCAGGATTCTCTGTGAAGTAAGCATCCTGAGTACCCGTAGTGGCAAGTTGTACCCGTCCTGCCATTTCTATTATAACCCGTTAAAATTTTAAACCCGCTAATCCTCCCTCGACATGTAAGACGTTATAATTTAAAGCATATATCGAAAGATTTATGTTTCGTGTAGTGGAAACTTCATCGAGTTCCACGTCTAGTTTCTTATGGATGATGCGACTCATGTTTAATTGACCAGTGGGGTAATACAGTTCCGGTTTCAATGCGAAGGAATACATATAGAATTCATACCCCGGGTCTGGACACCCGGTATGGTGTATTAAGGACTGTTCGTATGCGAGGTATTTGCCTGTATGATCAAACATCAATTTTCCATTGCATTCGAACCGAATATTTTTCACGAAGCGATAATCGGATCTTTTACCTGCGACATGACTAGAAAATTCTTGATCGGAAGATGTTACGTCAAGTAAATGATCTTCGTTCCCTACATTTGGTCCAGTCTCTTCTTTCGCTAAGAAGAATAACTCTTTCACGGGATTTGTAAACTTTAACAACGCCGATTTCTTAGATTCGTTAGGCTTAAATTGCATGGTCGATAACTGCTGCTGTGTTATGAGATACTCCATGGGTCGTGTGAGTAAAAAGTTAATTTCGTCTCGAGTAATGAAGTAGAAATCTGTGATGATAGACGCCTCGATGATTGACCCTATATCCGTCTTGGTGCGTACCATGTTTCCAGAAACTTCTTCGTATCTAAACGTCACGTCATCATCTGCATCTCTGAACTTTATGTGTATTTCTATTAATTGTCGAGTAATAGCGCATATAGGTATGGCTAGACTGGGATTTCTAAAAAAGTAAAACGGTAAGTTTAGATAAAACGTTTTTGGTGTGTTGACGATTTGTATCTGATTATTGTGACCATTCATGTAGTAAAGAGTCGTGTTCGCGTCATCCTTGTTGCTATGGAGTTGATTATATAAGTCTATGTAATCACCAGTCAGTCGCTGAATGGTTTGACCACCTATCACCAAATCGACGTATTGTATGACACTTGTGGAAGGTGAAGCATTATACAGGTTTCCAGGTGCGGTTACGTTTGGCAACTCTCCCAGGGTAAGTTTAAGGATCACACTTCGGAGTAGATCACCGACGTTATTTGGAATGCGAGCTATAGCATTCCCACCCAATGATACATTTCCAGTGATGGGAATGCTGACCGCTTCTGTAGAAAATCGGGTATGTCGTTTATAGATGGACGAAAAGTACGAAATTTTCGGTTCCCCGGTAAGCCATTGATCCTGGATACCGGTGACAGCGAGGCGTAAACGTCCAGCCATTCTTAATACATGTGAGTAAAATTTTATCAAATAAAAGAATGCGATATTATAGATGGATTTACGATTGAGAAAATTCAACCCAGCCAAGATGGCCGATGATAAGGTTTGTGTATTCATAGGAAAACGTAACACGGGTAAATCGACCCTCGTGACTGACATTTTATGGTACAAGAAACATTTACCAGCGGGTATCGTTTTATCGGCTACTGAGGAAGGTAATCATTATTATCAACAGTACATACCTGACCTATTCATATATGGCGACTATGACAGGGAGGCGATCGAGCGTGTGATGGACCGTCAAAGAAAGCTTGTGGGTGCCGGTAAGACAAATTGCGGAGCCTTTCTCCTATTGGATGATTGTATGTACGACAATAAGTTCATGCGCGACACCTGTATCAGACAGTGCTTTATGAACGGCCGTCACTGGAAGATTTTTTTCATGTTGACTATGCAATATTGCATGGATCTGCCTCCGGCCCTTCGTGCGAACGTTGATTATGTTTTTGTCTTACGAGAGAATATCATCCAGAACCGAGAGAAACTTTACAAGTCGTTCTTTGGTATCTTTCCGTCGTTCGACATGTTCAATAAGGTTATGGATGCCTGCACCGAGAATTACGAGTGCATCGTGTTAGACAACACCAGTAAGAGTAACCGTATCGAGGATTGTGTCTTTTGGTACAAGGCTAAGCTTCATAAGAACTTCAAGGTTGGGGCACCGGAGTATTGGCACGCGCATAAGAAGATGTTTAACCCCAAAAGAAGTACAGTCAACAGGATAGACCCCAAGGTTGCCAAGAAATCGGCTCTTAAGATTACCAAGACGAGATAATTTTGTACAATTATAGTAAGATGCCCACACCTAGATCGGGTACGTCGATGAACATAAATCAGGGAAACAGAAACGTTGAAAACTACCTGTTCAAGAGAAATGTCATGAATATAAATTCAGTCGGTACGGGTATGTTGGGTAAGCGAAGACGCGTTCCAACAAACTATACACCCGTTGCGAATAGTGCCAAACGAAGGGATTTGGAGATGGTAGCGAAAGTTGTTCGCGTGTCGAATACGAAAGCGACTATACAACTTCCTAAGCGTATCATAAAAGAGTTACGTGCAATAAACGATATGTCCACCCTTAAAAGATGGGAGTATGGAGGAAAAATAGATTTTGTATCCGACGGAAGTACGGTCAAGTTTAACGTTCCGACACGATTTACGTCGCAACAAAGAACGCAAGTGAACGGGCATATTACGGGAATATTTAGAAATTCATACATTTCGTATCACACACACCCTGGTATATCAACCGCTAAAGGCGATTCACCTTTACCTTCGAGTACTCGAAACGTGTACGTGACACTTCCGAGTGGGGCAGACTTTGAAGCGTACATTAAAGGGTATCCGGGTATGCAAGCAAATATCATCTCGGACAGGCATGGATATTACGTTATTGATATTATTGAATCCGCTGAAAGAGGCCAACGACCCGTCCCTGCGACGGTGAATAGACATATGGAATGGGTTCGTATGCAACCCTTTTTCCGATCTAGGGTATTTGGAGAAGATGGCGGGGAATACTTTGCTACTACGTTAAGAGACTGGAAAGGGGCTATTAACGGAGAGTTGAATGCACACATGAAACGTGTATTCGGCATTTCTATAAAATATTATACGTACAGTGAAGAACCAGCTACAATCACTGTGAGTCGTGTCGATGATACCACCGGGCGATAGAATCTTCTAGTTCATCAACCTCATACCACGCAGAATGACACTCATTAGAGTTTTTATCTACCGAACATATTTCTTCGGCTTCCTCTATGGCTTCCTTGAATCGTAGATGAAGACGCAAATTCTCGGGAACTGGTTTATTCGGTTTAATTTTGATAGGCTGTTTTTCGTATATCTCGTTTAGAACATTCTTCCTGGTTTTTTCAAGCCTATATTTGTAAGAATCATTGGAAGAGTATGCTCGGATATACATACTATAATCGAGTACTATTTTTTTAACTAGGGTTAAAGATTAGAGACAAATGTCACATATAATGGCGTACGAATCCCCGGACTGTAATTTTAAATACAGAATTTCTTCATTGGAGAAGGTTGTTGACGGAGACACCATCGATGTCTGTATCGATCTCGGGTTCGACGTGTGCACGAAACAACGAGTTCGTCTTCTAGGCATAGATACACCAGAGTCCCGAACCTCTGATAAGGTTGAGAAGGTGTTCGGTCTCATGTCCAAGAATAAGCTCAAAGAGTGGTGCATGAAAGCCGTCGCCTCGGAGAAGGACGATATCGAGATCGAACTTCGCTGCCCTGAACGCGATTCGCGTGGCAAGTTTGGTCGTATTCTCGCAGAAGTATGGGTGTGCGAAGATGGCCAATGGACTAATGTAAATAAGTGGATGTGTGATGAGGGTTTTGCAGTTCCATATGTAGGACAAAATAAGGCGGACGTTGAGAAATTGCATCTCGCGAATCGCAAGCGACTCATGGATCACGTGAAAGAAAACGCGTTATACCCAGAGATTCTGAATTCCGTAATCGGACCAGTCGACTAAATATAACGTGCAATGTTAAAAAAATCACCATTCGCCCCTGTAGCTTAGTTGGTAGAGCGTCGGCTTTGTAAGCCGAAGGTCGCGAGTTCGAGTCTCGTCGGGGGCAGGGCTTGTAGTGAAACGGATATCACTCTGGACTTCTAATCCAGCATTCCGGGTTCGATTCCCGGCAAGTCTGTTTATTCGTTACTGCCAGTTAGACGAATAAGATTAATAATATCCCAAAAGTAATCCAAAGATGCGTTTACGAAATTGCCCCCATAATTTCTTTGCAATATCGTATTCGTATCATAGATAACAAAAAGTACAAATATTAATGTAAGAATCTTAGTGAAAAGTTCGTTACGAGTTCTTCCTCGGTCAAACATTGGGCCAGAACGAAGACTCGTCGCCCGCTCGGTAGCGCCGACCGCACTAAGGATCCGAGCGATCAAAACCGTTAAAAGAGAGAAGAATAGCACGTTGCCAAGGATGTTAAGCTTGAATCCCAGTTGCACTGTAATTACCCCCAGGATAAACATAAGAATAAATATACCGATCACCTCGAGTAAAGCTTCTTGTAAGCTTGGTATGTCATGTAAAGTCATACCTCCGATGAAAGATATGATACTGAAAATAGCTACCTTTACGGGTATAGGTAAAGTTACTAGGGACATGAAAACCGCTAAAATGAGCGTGACTAGTCCTAGGAATAATCTATTGGACTCCGCAACAGTTTTCAAATTCATATTCCGGGAGGTCGCTTCGGCGGCTCTGTATGCGACAAATATCTGAAAAATAAGATGTCCAAATACTCCCGCCATAAAAGGTATCTTCTTCTGTAAGTTACTCATTTATATTACATTACAAATTATTTTGGTCTACATGTGGGACATCTATATCGCAAAGTTCGATGTTTGCAGAATTGACCCTCCACACAACAATAACACATCTCTTGAATTTCGCCATGAATACATATAGGTCCTTTATTACAGGTACTACATTGAAGGTATGTATTTCCATGAGGACACCACGGAATTATTTTATACATGAAAAATTTACAGTTTAAACCTTTATACCTTGCATAAAAGACGGTGTACCCGTTTTATAGCGCGCGAACGAAGCCTTATCGTTGATGTAATACTTGCGGTATGCGTCGATCACATCTGGGCAATGATACACCGCGGGCATACATTCTGGAATACCCTGGACAGAGTAGTAAGCGGTGTCGCTTATGTGTTCGTCGAAATGCGGTGGAACATTATCCTTAAGCCATCGCAAATGTTCTTCGCACGTATGAATTTTACCGTATCGTTTCGTGTATTCTTTTGACAGGGCCAATCCGATATCACATGCGAACATGTAGTTACGAAGACTAGAAGAGATCCACATCGTCATAGGGTGTTTCTTGTGAGCCGGTTTGTACCCGCGTTGAGATCCGTTTTTCGTATACGGAGCATGTTCTCGAACGTATTGTTCTTGATTGGCGTAGTACCACGCGGTGTACAACATCTGAGCGATCTCTAACTGAATCTTGATGACATGTTGATCACAGGAAAGTTCTGCGATCTCTTGTGGAATCAAAGAAAGGAAGAAAATGTTCATCTTACATTTTGGTGAAATGCATATCGACTTAAGTACACTTAAAAAATCTGCGCGTACTTATATTAATGCACGCACTCGCAGCTCTGTTACTGGCTCCGGCTGGAGCCTTACGCAAACGTTTCAGGGGAAATAAAGCATCATTTTTAGCGGAACCACCTCCACCTCCCGATACAATTAAACCATGGGAGTTTGGTGCATATTCCGTGAAGGCAACTGTCGAAGCCCGCGACGATATAGGTGAACTCGATAAAACCTTTATTGGATACAGCCAAAATATGGATATCACGGAACGCACAGCTCAGGCATGTGATCGGTACAAAACAAGTGGAACAAAATGCGGAGAACCCGTAATGGTGATTAAAGGAGGTGAATGTGATGAAGTAATTTTCATGAAATTAAAAAACAGTACGAACCTCATACGTTTACTCTCTCCCTGATTCATCCTCTATTATCACGGGTGGGGCTTGATACCAGTCAAGGGGTTCTAAGAATGTAGCATGAACATCATTTCCTTTTATTTCGCGTACCTGTACAATTCTACAATCCTGAGGGGTTATAATAGGATTCATTTTTGTGGGTTCAGTTACAATAATTGGTTTACAGAATAAAGCGAGCATTAACGTTTACCGAGATTTTTAATTCGACATTTTTCATTTAAAATTTCTGACTAAATAGTATGGGGAAGAAGGGTCGTCGTGAAAAATTTTCACCTTGTTCATTTGAATCTGAAATGTACGAAGAGGAATATGAATTTGAAATAAATATTCCGAGTTCGGTTCCGAAAAATGATCACCAGAGGGATTATAATAGGGTTTTATATGGAATGAAACCGATGGTGTTTGCAGTTGGACCAGCTGGTACAGGTAAGACCATGTTAGCATGTTACGCAGCTATACAAGGATTAAACGACGACTCATTTAAGAAGATCGTATTGACACGCCCCGCAGTTTCCGTGGAGGAAGATATAGGATATTTACCCGGAACGCTCGAAGAGAAAATGGATCCATGGACACGTCCCATCATGGATATTTTTGGAGAATTTTATAATCAAACGCAGATCGCATCCATGATTAAAGAAAAAGTAATTGAGATATGTCCTCTAGCGTATATGCGTGGACGTACGTTTAAGAACTCTTTTATTATAGCTGATGAGATGCAGAATTCAACACCTAACCAGATGAAGATGTTACTCACGCGTATAGGGGATGATAGCAAAATGGTAATAACAGGGGATCTTAGACAACATGATAGAAAATATGAGGAAAATGGACTCAAAGATATTTATGAACGAATCAAGGATCGCACACATAAACGTATAGAATGTATTACTTTTGAGCACACGGATATTGAACGAAGTCCCATCGTGAAAGATATTTTAGATATTTATGGTGATTTAAAAAAATAATTAACAATATAGGTAATGTTACATGGCATAGGAATTTCCAAGGGTCTCGAAATGGAAAAGGTTCGTATCAGTGGAAAAAATCACGTATTATTTCGGGGTAAATCCGGAAATCTTTCGATGCTAGACGCAAAATGTCCGCACAGGGGAGCTAACTTATGCAACGGTCGCGTGAAAGGAGATCGCGTGCAATGTCCGTACCATGGCTGGGAATACGACACGAATGGAAAACTTGTCAAAGTACCCTCTGCGCATAATATACCCACCGGTGGAAATATTGCTTCGTATCCCGTGATTGAAGATGGAGGATTTATTTGGACCGCTAAGAAAAATCAACCTCTTCCAACTCGATATTGTAAAGAACTAACCGATCCTAGCTGGGTTAAAGTGTATGGTTCAAAAGAGTTGAAAGGTAACATTTACGATTGGATCTTGAACGCGACTGATATTTCACATATAAATTATGTTCATAATTTCGCCGATGAGGATAATGGAATTGTCACGAATCTTAAGGTTGAAACGGTCGACGACTACGTAGACTGTTTCGCGGTTGTTCAACCCAAGGCTTCGTCTACGTTTACGGAACATATGCAACCTAAAAACGGTGCACCTGTCCACAGTAGATTCGTAAGCCCAGCAACATCTATCGTACGTATTAAATTGGCTGGTAAATATGAGTTCATCACGTTTAGCACACTCGCTCCCATAGACGATGTGCATACTAAAATGTCGTGGTGCATGATGTACCCAAAAACACCTTTGATGAACAACCCAATAGTAAATAAACGTTTCCATGATAAAATGTATGAAACGGTCGCTCAAGATGAAGCTATAATTAAGGAGATCGAATGGGTTCCGATGCTTGTAAATGCTCCTTGTGATAAGTTTCAAATCGAAGCATTAAAGCTCTTAGAAAAATAAGTTGAAAAACAAATATGAACAATGGGCGACATGTTGTCGTCGAATCACCCGATGGAAATATGTCAATAGGTACAAACACAGATATAGAGTCTCCTCCGATTGTTGAGCCCGAACCTCGGCGTGATCCGCACATGCAAGTATACGTCAAGTATCACGAGGTTAATCGTATAACGTGTTGGGTATTTTTGTGGATTGGATTATATGCTCTCGTATCTCGATTTTCGGTTATGGATATACTGAATATAATGTTTCTGGGTGCTACATTATACACAGTGATTTCAGAAGATATTAAGGCACGCCCTTTCTTGGCTATGCATTGTATGTATTGTTTTATTACAGTACCCTTTGCTGTGGTATATAATGTATGGTGGGATGTAGGGTATTTATTTGCATTAGGTCTCCATTTACAACTCACTATTTATTGGTCTAAAGCAGAAATACGTGAGATACGTTAAATAGCGGAACACGAACCACCACCTTCATTACCAGGAAATGCGTTGGAACCTGTCCAGTCTTCGGGGTTGTACGGATACCTGTGTATCCAAAGGTTGCATATCCACTTCTCACCCGATTTCACCGGTCGTCCACCGTGTAACGACTTTGGCGTTTGGTATCCCCAATCGGTGAAATTGTTGAACAAGAGCACATCACCCTTATTCAGTTTAAACTTTTTACCCAAATTCGGGAATTCTGTTTCTCCACCTTCATAATTGTCGTTCAATGCGATTATAGCGGTGACGGTTCTAGGGTTGGGTTCGTCGTAGAACGCGTCTTGATGCGGTGTGTAAAACCCACCCTCCTTGTATTTGAGAACTTGTAACTGTTCGCTGTTTACCGGTTTTCTATCCGTGTACGATACACACTTTCTGATCATCTTGTTAGCGACCTTGCTTTCTGTGGGGCTTATCCACGCAGTTTCGCTATCTCGGATAGTCTTGTCTACATGAAAATCGGTATCCATATTCGACGGTTCCAGCCTGGTCTCAGCCGTTTTTATTATGCTGTCACATTCTTCGGGCGTGAACACTTTAGGTAAAACCATGGGTTCTTTATACCTTGGTCGTAATAGAATGCATAACAGGATTACTGCTATGATAATGTACACTCTCATCTGATTATATCCAATATTAAATTACGGGGGATTTTGCAAACGTATCTTTTTCGTATGGTTTCTAATACATTATTCATATATAAGAGCAATTCACGAACCTCTGCGATGATATCCAATTCTTTTGATCTATCGATCATATATTGTCTCAAAAGGTCTCCAACTGTATCTATATACATTTGGTATATATCCCTTATATCACGCGTTTTACAGTTGCTTTTGTCCCGCCTCTGAAGCTCACGCTTTAACTGTTCCTCCGTCATGTCCTTTAGTAGATATTTCATACGTAAATATCTATTATCATCATACATGTATCCATAACGGTATGTGATTTCATAATCAAGTTGTATTACACTCACAGAAATCTCTAGAATTGATACGGAAGCACCCGATCGCCGCAATTCCGAATGCGTGGGTCTTCCACCACATGGAATGTCGCCATGTTCTCTCGAACGTTTTTTGAACTCGAAATAATGTGGATTATGTATTCTACCAGTCTCTATAGCCCCAGTTCTCCAATCAAACGCTACATGACACTGTGTACACCACATTTGAGCGCATCCTTCTATTTTGGATATGGGTACGTTACATTTCGGGCACGGTTTCGTGTCTTTCTTCAAGAGTTTCATCGTTTTTACGGTATCTTTGTTACATACATGACCGGGTACAAGAATTTCGTGACATTTGTCACAGAACTTATTTTTACATATTCCGCATATCCAATCGTCACACAAAAATCCACGACAATCTTCCGACGGACATTTCTGCGCTATCTTGTGGTATTTGTCACTCGCTATGGTTGGTTCACTATGATTTAAAACCTGCAATGTCTCATAAATACCTATGATAGTTGTCCGTAACACTGAATCTAAATGTGGTCTTATTTCATCACTTATGTCATCCGTTTTATACATATTCGATAAAATATACACTAGATATAGATACGACCTTCTTAAACTTCGTATTTGCAATTCACGAATGACGTACGGCTGTGTTTCGGGCATACGGGCCAACTCCCTCTGAAATAACATATTTTCACGATGTCTTCTATATTCGCGGTTTCGAAAATGTGACGAACAAAAACTATCAACAAATTCTCGACTGTGTTCGTGTTTGCATTTCATGCAATGTGGTTCTTCCGTGGTACTGAGCATATACTTTTGGGAACATGTTCGACACGATTTTAAATCACAAAAAGGGCACTCAACCTTTTTGTGATTTGAATTGTTGTATGTTTCGCAACATACTTCACAACATTTCATTATATAAAGAACGAGTATTTTCTTTAATAGTACTATTTGCGAGTCATGCTCTTCATGAAGGAGTTAATCCATGACTTACTCACCCTATTTTTCTTGGTGGTGGACCTGTCTCTTATACACATCTGACGCTG